TTATGCAATCCTGATAATAGCGTTAGATGCGTCAGCAGTTGGGAACACAATCGTAAAGTCGCCAGAACTTGATGATTTGTCAGCGCCAAAATCCAATACAAGCACGGTATTTGTGGTTCCACTGCCACTACCTGCCGTAGTGTTGTAAATCAAGGCTCCACGTGCCGTCAGGGTGCTGGAAGAGAACGTGAGATCGGCAAAGTCGGTCAGTGCCGTAGTTCCCGAGGTGGTCGGGGTCACATTGGTCAACGTGCCGCCGCCTGCTGAGTAGCCTGTACCGCTGATCTCGTTGCTGGTTGTATATGCCGTGGTAGACGCATTGAAGCTGGCGGAGTTGGTGTACATTGCCAGCTTGTACGTATCGCCAGAGCTATTTGTAAAATCGTGTTTGGCCTGAAGCAGTTCTTGCTTAAAGCTGGTACACATAAAATTTCCTGAGAAGGCCATGTCATAATCTCCCGATAAGTTCAGCCAAATCTTTGTGCCCTGCGTTAAGCAGAGCGTTGTTAACAGTAGTCCTGTCGCTTTGAACGGCTTCCTTCATGTAGAAGACAAGAACCGCTCTCATATGCTCCTTATAAGCTATCGCTTGATCTCTGATAGCGGGCGGTGCCGTATCAGAAACGCTAAGAAGTTTGGTTAAGCATCGGTCAGCCACCTCTTCCGGGGTGAAACCACGATGTTGAGTAGTCTGAACTTCGACTATGCCCGGTGATAGTGTAACTCCTTCAAAGTTCATTGTTTAGGCCTTATGACCATGCCGGTCATGTATTGATCCGTCACTTCCTTAGATTCTCCAAACTGCTTCATACCAATAAGAGCATTTTGCAATTGAGCAGTGTACAGAGCTAGAACATCCTGCTCACCTTTCATAAAGGTGTACGCCTCTAGCAAACTGCCATATAACAGCGCCAAAGGCGCGTTTTCACTAAGCCACGACTGACTTGTATCGCTCAAACTGGTCAAACTGGCGGGTCGATAGTAATAGTGTAGCTCTGCCGTCAAAGCGGCATCTGGAGTAGGGGCTAAAATAAAATTACCGCTATCAAACATCGCGTAGTATCTAGGCGTTCCCGTGGTGCTACTGTTGGGGTTGAACGTCTGCAAGAAGTTAACATCCTTGTATTCAACAAAAATTTTGGACGAAGAGACTTCAAAGGAAAGCGAAAACGGAGCCAAAAAATCAGACGGACAATCTAGAAATTGATTAGACGCGGTGGAAGTTCCGGTAACATTTTTACGGAACTCTGAAAGCTGTACATTCTTGAGAATCCGTTCTTCAGCATTGCGAATAAACACGGGAAGATTATTGGTAAACGTCGTTTCGTCGTTTTCCGTGTAGTCTTTTATAGCCTGTTTTAGTTCACCGTAAGTAAAGCTCATGAGATTGTCACCGTAACTGAGCCTACAGAGCCTGTCAGAGCGTCCGTTGCATCAAGCTCTGAGGGCAATTGGGCTACACCCAAGGTAGACCAATTTCCATTACCTAAATAGCTGATGCCGTTTGTAGTCTTAACCAAAAAAGCACTGGTTGGGTTATTCGGCTGTGGTCTAGGGTTTAACAAAGCTTGTGGGTCCACAGCTTTCCTACGAGGCTCTAGCTGGGGATGTTTTGGCTCATACTCATCAGGACCCACCAGCATGCCCGTCCACTCACGCTTCATTTCGTTTAACTTGTAACGAAAGCCCGAGCGATCTGATATGCCGTATGCGAACTTACCGTTAGCAAACCTAGCCATTACAGAATCCTTGAGTAAGCCATTGAGGGTTGAATGTTAAAGGAAGACCTGTCCCTATCCTCAGATGCGGCCCTGTCAAACTCTTCTTCATAAACCGCCTTGAGAAGCTGTACGCGTTCAGGGGCACGTTTCATTGAAAGGTAATACGCCAAACCTGCGGCCAAACAAGGGTAAAACCGAAACGGCAAATCCATGGTGTTTGTAAACGTATCTGCGTCATCCATACGTACAAGCTTGTCAATAATGACTGTGTCTGTGCTGTTTTCAGGTACAGGCCACAGCTTCAAGACAGGGTTAATCTGCCGGTCTATAAAGAACTGAGAGGGACGTGCTTTGGTCGTTTTAGTGGGTATATTGATGTAATCACCCCTACTAATCCTTTCCAGCGCAAAATCCGTGCCACTTCTTCGTATGACAGCGTCCAGCACATCAATGGTGGATGCTCCAAGCGTGTACTCAGCAGTGTCTTCGGTAAGCGAAACCGTTGTTTGCTCAATTGTCCATTGATTCAAACCCCGGTTTGCCCAATCGGCCAACATCAAGTTCAACGACCTTTTTGCGGTTTTAAGGTCATAACCCGTGCGGACTTCTAGCCCACAGCGTTCATAAGCCTCTTCGATGTAATCGCTTACATCTAACTCAAAGTCTGTTGAACCTGACGTAGTCATTCTTTAGCCTTTTTTCTCACTCGCGAAGCCGCCGCCCGCTTGGCCGTTTTTCTCATTTTTTCTAACAATCGCTCTTTGTCAGTTTTTCGTTTAGGCTTTTTTTCCGGAAGAACACGCTTACCTAAACCAGCACCAATACCTCCTACCGCCCCAGCTACTGCCGACCCTGCTCTTTCAGCAGAGCTAAGATAATCATAATAATCACTGTCCTTTCTAGGACCTTCGTGATCAGGGATAGTGGTTGTTTCTGACCTAGACAGGGTTACACCACCACCTTTTTCATAACCCCGGACCCGTGGCTTCGGACAAGGGCTCATAGCTTCCTGTTTGTGTGCATTTACCGGACCGCCGTGCTTCATGAAGCCCATCTTGTTTCGGACTTCAGTCGGTAGTTTTGGCAAACCTTTGTTCCCCTTTGGAACTGGCTTTAAGTTCTTAGCCATGGCTACAAAGGCTTCTTTGAGCTACTACGGACTACGGCACCGCCATTTGCTCTCTTAATCGGCTTGGCTTTTTTCTTGGCCATACCACCGCCACGCATACCCGGAGGCTTGTCCTTCATCGCCATACCGCCACCACGCATTTTTTTAGGCGGTACTTTTGCTTTAGGCGGGAGGTCCATCATGGCCTCGCCACCTTTTTTCATCCCCGGAGGCTTGGGTTTTGCTGACATACCACCGCCACGCATTTTCTTAACAGGCTTGGCTTTTTTCTTGGCCATACCATTCCTCATTCCCTTTGGTCCCGGCATCACAGAGTCTCCTGTATAGTTCTTGACGCTCATCCCACAAACCAGCGGTTTCTGGGTCATTTAGGTACTGGTCATAGTACCCCTTTTCTCTCAGCATTTCTGCCGATTTTTCAATGGTGGATAGCCGTTGCACAAAAAACATGGTGTATGGCTCTTCCACCAAATAATCAAATTCTTGGTCAAACGCCTCTTCGCTTTCGTCAAACGGGTGAAAGCCCATGACCCACAGGTCTTTCTGTATAAAAATACCCATGGATATGGCACTGTTTAAAGCCCCGATATAGTCGTGAAACTCTTGTGATTCTTCGACAAAATCAAATTGCACAAACAAAATTACATCGTAAGTGTCGTCAAACTGTGACAAAACTGTGTATAAGCCTTGCATAGATTTGTCGTAACTAAACGAAAAACCTACCTTGTCAGATAAAAAAGCTTTTTTGGCGTAGGGACACGCCGGAATGTCGTTAAAAAAAGGGTTAGGCTTATCTAAAACTTGATCTGCCCATTCTTTTATTTCTTCAATGACTCTTTGTTCTAGGTCCATGCCTAGTCATACCTAGTCTTCTTTCTGCGCTCGGGCATCACCGCGCCACAACCTCGGTGATTCTTACGTATTTCGCCACCATTAGCGGCCTTACGGACTTTAGCGGCCTTAGTGTTAGACACCACCTGCTTACCTTTTGCGCCCTCACGCTTCTTTTTACGCGCCGTAGCGGCACGTTCTGATTTGCTCAAGCTGTTAGCCTTAGAACGAGGCAAGCAACGGTCGGGCCGTTTTTTGTTCTTAGACGTGCCGCATTCCCCAACAATGTTGCCACTGCTGTCAATACGGACCCAATCTTGGTCCAGCCACTCTTTGAGCTTACCCATTAGCGGCCTTTCCTTTTGCCGCCTTTAGATTTTTTAGCGTAATTAGGGTCTTTGCAGTATTTACTAGCGGCCAAATTAGCGTAAGCAGAGGGGTATGTGTCAAAAGTACGCTTTGCCCACGCCTTACCTTCGGGACAAATTTTACTGCCCTTGCTTTTACTGGACGCCGCACCACCTTTACGCATGTAAGTGACTTGGACTTTTGATTTTTTTGGCCCTGTTTTTACCCTTGAGCCCGAAATCCCCATACCCATAACATCACCCTATAATCTTAGTAAAAATCGGGGCGCTTATAATCAAAACAGCTAAACCCCAAATCTTTATATCTAATTTGTTTAAAGACTGTTTTTGGTCATCCAGCCTTTCTTCAATACGGGCGTAACGAAGCGCACACTCCGCTTCATGTTTTTCCAAACGCGCAGTCAAGCCTTGTCCAGCCAACACCTCTTTAACATCCATGACTACCAAGCCTTACAAGACCAATATCGCGCCGAAAATTTATCCTTTGCTGTGTCACAATTGTGCCGTGCCCGAAAATTACTTCTGCGGCCCGGCTGTGACTTTTTGATCGACATATTTGGATCACCAAAGCGAACCAGCTTTACTTCCTTGCCTTTTTTAGCCAAAACGGCGCTTTTCTTGGACTTTCCGGGCGTTTTCTTAGGCTTGTTGTAGCCTGCAAAAGTTTCCCCTCGGTAGCTTAAACGACCAGAGGGGAGCCTTTTTACGTCTTTGGTAGTAGCCATCAGCTAAAGAACACCGTGATTGCCGTAATGTTAGTTAAGACACTAACAAAAATGTCAGATACCTTAATCCCCTCATCGGGAATGTTGACCGAGTGTGTCTCGCTTGCAGAAAAATCCAAGTCTAATACGGTGCTTCCGCCACTTCCGTCCGTCACAGTAAGACGTGGCGTTCCCGAAGCAGAAAAAACTTGGATCTGACGAATACGAGCAGGCCCTACGCCAGCAGAGCCTGTCCCGGTCAGACGTTTTGCTTTTACGTCTGAGTTAGCCATGGCTTTCTCCCGTTAGGATGCGTCAGAAGTGCTGGAAATTCCAAAAAACTTCAAGACAATAACTGTGTCGCCGCCGGGATCGCCCGAAACAACAAGCTCAACTTCATCTGCTGTGCCTGTAGCCGCAGTGGTCGTGCCACCGGACATACCAAGAACACCGTTACAGGGGAAAAACCCTTTGAAACCGGTAGAGTTTACAGCGGCAGAAATACCGTCAACAAAACCGTCCGTATCAGCATCTGTGCCAATATCTTGGAGGTTTACGGCGTTTGCGGCGGCTGTGGTGACAGCAATCGTGACGCCCATAGGGATAAAATTATCTGGAATGCCAATCGCGGACTCTTTGCCCGTGGTGGCACCGTCAGCTACCGTGATTGTCGTTTCGTAAGTTGAAAGCGTCATTGTGCTAGTTACAGCACCGGTAGTGGAGTTTTTGGTTATATCTTGAAAACCGTTTTCAGAACGGACGGGACCGTTAAACGTAGTATTAGCCATGAGGTTCTCCTGTCGTGGCCAGTGTCAGCCTCAGTGTGAGACTGTCAGGAAAAATTATGTTAGCACAGATGTTCCACGTGGAACAAAAAAAGCCGCCCGAAGGCGGCTCTATTTTTAGGCACCCGGTGTGCCAAAGACACAACGCCAATCGGAAACCCCGAAACTGTAACGCTCACGCGCCTTAAAGCGCATGTTGCCAGTGTCGAAGTCACCTTCCATTGCAGTCTTGATGGGGCTTCGGTTAAACATCTTGAAGCCGTTAGGTGCGTCAGTCTTAATGAAGAACGCATCTGTGTCGGTCAAGAAATGGTTAACTACCGCGCCATCTGGGAGCATACCCATAGACTTGGTTGCGTTGAGGTCATTGTCCGCAGTTCCCGGACGCAGGTTGGAGTTGATCACCCGCTCTGCAATAAATTGCAGTTCTTTCGGGATAATCATCTTCATACCACGTACCGCGATCTTCAGACCACGCTCATCGGTCAAACCAGCAATGTCAATCAGCATCTGCTCAAGAGAAGTCTCGTTGAGGTCAGCGGCAGTTGACAGCAAGTTACGCTGGTTCCCTGAAAGGGACGGGTGAGCCGAAGAGCAGAGAGCGGCTCCGTCACCAACAGGTGCCGAAGTGCTAAAGGCGTTGTTCAGAATTGAAGCGGCCTTAATCTGCTTGGTCTGGGACATGGACCGTGCCAAAGCACGGGTGTAACGAGAAGCAAGGCGGTCATACAGGTTGTCTTCAATCGCCTCTTCGGTGATCGAAAACGCCAGTGCAATCGTTTCGTGAGTATAACGTGCAGTGAATGTCTCCTGCGCGTCATCAAACGAGATGGCACCACCTTCTGACTTAACCGGCGCAGTGCCGAAGCCAGACAGCATTACTTCTTCTTCAAAGGCACGATCTGAAGTCTCTTCTTCAAAGATTTCAGCGTGTTCCTGTTCGTAGCGATCATACTCAAGTCCAAAGAGAGCGTTAAGCCCCGGCTCAAGTTCCTTCGCCAACTGTGCGCGAGAAATAGCCATTACTTAATCCCCCTTAGATACCAGTTGAGTCAGCGGTGGTTTGAGAATCAAACCGACGACTGCCAGCATTGAAATGAGCGTTCAACCGAACAAGCAGGTGCGCTCCCGCAGACGCATAATCATTGTTAGCGTCATCATCAACCAGACCTACGATACGCAGAGGCAGAGTTGCCGTGGTGGCAATTGTGCTTACGCCTAGCTGGGCACTTGATTTGCCCGTATCGGTAGAACCGCTACGTGCAGAAGTACCAAGACTCGCATTAGCAAAAACAGCCGCTAGTGCAGTAGATCGATTGGTGAGGGTGGCATCCGCCGCTACGACGAACAGTTGATTGGGGTTGTCAGCTACGAGAGCTTTTACCGGGAAGTTAGTATCTACAGATACGCTTCCTGATCCGGGCCAGTAGTTAAGAAACACAGGTTTCTTCTGGGTAGAATCATGGTATTGAACCCCGACGAGTACACCAAGGGCTTGCGTAGTGCCGCCCGCAGTGTCTCCAGCTTGGTCAATGACGCCTGCGGCTAGAGGAACAACAATTGCACCATTGTAAATGGCATTTGTGTTGTTACTGGCAATTTCGTACTCAGTAACGCCGGTGGTATTAGCACCGCTTCCTACAAGACCAACAGGACGAAGACCAAAGGCAGTTTCTTGATTTGCCATGGTTTAGTTCCTCGTTCTGTGCGGCCCTATTTCTTGGGGCCGCCAAAAGTTACACGACTCTGACGCTCGGGTTTTCCGATTGTCATCGTTGGATGAGCGTTTTCTCGCAACATATCGCCTTCAACAGCTTCGATCTGGTCCGCGTTACGTTGAGCAAAGTACTCAGCGCGTTCCTCTACTGTTTCCACCGGTATGCGAGCGAGCATCAATCCGCCGACACCAAACACACCCTCATATTTACCCGAATCAATTACCGGTGCTTCAAAATCTGGATACTCGTCTTGGCGAACAAGCTCATAGCCTTCTCGCAGTCTTGCCGAAATATTCTTGGTGTCGTCAAAACCCCTTACTTCGGCGCGTATCCAACGATGTTTAAAGCCCTCTGGTGCGGGCGGTGCGTCTAACATAGACGGGGGAGTCCAAGGCTTACGCCGTCCCTGCTTCTCCCTTGACGCTGTTTCACGTGAGGAGCGGTTAATGCCCTCAAAGCCTTTCTTCTCTGTGGACATAGTCTTACTCCTTTACGTATTTCGCGTATTCTTCAAGCGGCACTCCCAATTTTTTAGCGATTGCTACTTGGGTCTGGGAGAGTCTGACCCTTTTACCATTGCGCCCAGTTTTGGTGGAGCGTGAGACACCGGCAACATTCTGAGCGGGCTTGCGGCCAGTGGATTGCTCCTCTCCAAATTTATGCGGAAACTCCCGCTTAATTCTAGAGTCCAATTCATTGTAGTAGTCATCCCCTTGCGGGTCAAACCCCTCGTCTTCCACTAATTTCTTGTGAATTCCAAAGGCGGCAAAAGTCATTGCCTCATCTTGACCAAACCAAGAGTTTTTTTCTGCCCACTGTTCCGCTTTGGGATCAGGCCTTTGAGGCTGTTGTGCGGCTTGTTGCGGTGCGGCTTGTGGGGCCTGCGGAACCTGCTGGTTAGCTTCAGCACGTCTCTGAGCTTGAGCATATTGATTAGCCGCAATACTGATATCCGTGAGTTCTTTCTGAGCAACTACGGTGCCTTCCGCATCACCCAACTCGACAGCGCGTTTAAGAGCCGCTTCAGCCTGCTGTTGTTGGAGTTGGATGCGCTGACCGTATTCAGTCATAAAACCTTGGTCTAGGTTCTGCATCCTCTGTTTAATCTGCTCTGATTCGGCCTGCACATTTTGTGCAAACTTCATGGCCTCTTCTTCACGACGCTCGGCTTCGCGCATTTTTTTAGTCAAACGATTAATGCGTTTCTGTACAGATTCGCTGTACTCGGCCATTTCATCGTCAGACGAGGCTTCTTGCTCTACCTCAATCGCAGGTTCTTCCGAAGCAGTTGTTCCACGTGGAACATTTTCTTCTTCAGGTTGCTCAAGCTCCACTTCTGTGGCTTCAGCATCTCCCACATCTAATTCAAATTGGGGTTCTTCGGCAGGTTCTCCCATGGTGCTTCTCCTTTACAAACTAAGAATGTCTTCTGGATCGTCAATAGTTGCTAGGATTTCATCATCATTCAAAATCCTGCACTCCCCGCCGTCAATACGGAACCGAGAACCAGCATAACGAGCAAAGATTACCCACTGTTTTTCGGTACACCACGGCCCGTCAGGGAACTTTTCAGCGTCCTTATAGCAAAGAGGACCTTGTTTAACGACATAACCCACAACAGTCTGAAGCTGAGTGTCGTTCAAGACTTGGTTGGGGATATAAATACCGCCTTCAGTCGTTTCTTTGCCGCGGTATGGGAGGATTAACATGCGCCAGCCAGTAGGCTGTGGCATACGCTCCAAAAGACTTTTGTCCATGGCCTCGGGGTCGAGTACCTTGGGCTGTGGAGCTTTGTAAAGGGATTTGACGCCTTCTGCGGCGGCGTCTAGGTCAATTTCTTCAGCTAGATCAGTCATTTAGTTGCTCCTGTTTTTCTAGCAGGCCCGAGAGTTCCTGTGCTACATAATTCAAAGCCGATAGCTCACCCATGAGGTTTTGGTACTGCTCCATCGACTTTACGCTGTTGTTTTCCAACAATTCTAAGACTTGTGTGCGGCGCTCCTTTATAACCTTTTGTATAAATTGAGCTAAATATAATGAGTCCACATGCGCTCCATCTCAGAAAGTCTTATCTATATACCACGACAGTCTAAAAGGAGCAACTAATATGTCCACATAACGGGTCCAGTGGTACGAATATCAACGTGAACAAACGTCTTTGCAACACCTATGCCACCAAACCCCAACTTTAAGGCTTCTTCTACGATTTTCCTGCGTTCAATCCCGTTATCAGCATGAATATCCGCGGCAATACCCTGTGCATGAGTGCCGGGTTTTATTTTGGCTTTTTCAATGGAGTGTTCTGGGGAACGATAGCCAGAAGTGATGTGAAAAGGGAAATTACACGCTTCGCGAAGCTCGTCCAGACGTGCAATAAACTCTGGGGCAATTTTATTTTCGCCGGTTTCTCTACAAACAAATTCTTCTTCTTTAAAGTATTTGTAAGTCATTCTTTTTTGCCCAGAAATAGCCCAAACGCGCCTGTTAACGCGCCGGTCATGACGCTGACCAATGCCGCTTGCTCTGGGTTTGGGTCAGGCAACGACATAAACCACTCAACCGTCCGGTATGTCATGGCGATCATGGCAAACATGAGTATCCGCGGGATGATACGCCACGCGTTAAGCTGTTCTGGCGTCAAGGTTTTCGTCCTCTTTCTTTCCCCACCAAACCACTACAAACGCACCGCATTCGGGACACGAAAGATTGGTTTCGATTAAATGCTCATCGTCACGATCGTTATCGTGATCACCACCCCAGATCAATTCAGTTTGGCAGTCATAACACTTCATTTTTCGCGAGCTACCTGTTTGGTCTTCTCAAAGGTCCGTAGACCACCGAGGCCCAACATCCCAAGCAAAACTGTAAGAAGGCTCTCCATTTCAAACACAGGTAACGGAGGGGCTTCCACACCAGCAAATGTGATGACAAAAACAGCAATAGGCTGGCCAACAAAGTGCCAAGCCAGAGCAACACCGCAAGTCCACCCAACAAATGGTCGCCAGCCCGCGACAAACATAGACTTGTGTGCCGCTTCAGCCTTGTTGATCTCAATCTGACCTTTTGCAAGCTCTTGAGCATGACGCTCTGACATTGTTGCAATTTCATGTGCGAGCTTCGCCTTCTCGTCAGCGTCCGGTATAAACTTATCCAGTAAACCGGTAACAGGACCTATCAGTGCTTGTAGCATCAAAACCCCCTAAATTAAGCGTTGGTGAAGCGTGAGCCACGTAAAGCCGCTCCCATACCACGCTTTTTGCCTGTAGTTACCTTGGCAAACGTAATATCCGGAGTCTTTTCTTCCTTTGCTACAGCGTAAGGAATAGAGCCTTGACCTTGAATGTCGGCTTTGGCTACAGGGTTTGGGGGGTTCTTGGGCGGTGCGCCGTTTACTTTAACTCTCATATCAATTACCTCGTTTTAACAATTCACGTTGTAAAGCCGCGTCGATTCTAGCCTGCGTCTGTCGCTCCTGACTAGCAAGCCGTTGCTGGAACTCAGTCTGCTTGTTAGCCATGCGCTGTTGATCCATCTGCAACTCGGCCTGATCCATCTGCAACTCCGCCTGTTGCTTCTGAGCATCCAACTGAAGCTCCTGTTGCTTGAGTTGCACCAGCGGGTCACCTT